CCATAATTTTTACTAGCTTCTTTAGCGCCAGGCTGTTCTTCTAATTCAGTATGTAATAACAATGGATTATGACTCATTTCATTTGCATAACCAGCATTTTCACTGTTTATACTATCGTCAAAATCACTACTGATTACACGAACATAATTAATATTGTAACCTAATAATTGAGCAACTTGTTGAATCATTGGTTCATTAGCTGGATATCTAAATTCAGCCTTAATGATTGTCACTGGTTGATTTGATAAATTAGGAAATCCATATGGATCTTTTTGTACAACAGTTGTTTTTGGTACGCTAATCTTAATAGGGTCAAACTTATTCAAGTTGTATGTAAACAACTCTAAAAAGTTCTTATCAACATCGCCGGCAATTTTGATGGTGTAATTATATGTTTTTACACTTTCTGTTATGTATTGTTTGAGGCTTTTCATTTCTTATTCCTGTATTCAGTATTTATCATTTATCCTGCGATTTAGTTGCCAACATTTTGAGTAGTTCGTTTCTATCTAAACTCTTACCCTCACCCAACGGGGTAGATTCAACTTCTTCAGTTTTAGATGCTATTTTCTGTTCTAATCCAGCTTTCTTCAACTGTAAATCTAACATTTTTAACTTTTTATTGATTTTTGCGGTTTTTGCAGTAATAGCATGACCCAACATAGTACCAGCACTATTAAATATCTCACTAGCAAAACGACTATCTACTTGCATTCCTAAATCCATCAAATCTCTATAACTACTTGTTGCTAAACTAGCAAGTTCATCCATTTCACCGTCAGCTGCATCTAATCCTCGTACTTGGGGCAAAGCATTCTCAATCTTTTCTAAGGCATTATATGCTTCAGTGGTAATCAATTCTGCATTTTCAGGAAGAGAAGTTACTAGACTTGATATTTCGTCCGGGGGCAATTCAAAAAGTTCTGTTAGTTTTTTTGTCATAAGTTATTTATTTACTTACGACTTCCGTTGTAGAAAAGGTCATCTTCTGTAATTACTCTAAAAGTATATCCCTGTGCTTTACACCATGCCATTGCACTAGCCCATTTTGCATGATTAACTGCAACTATTGCACGATCCTTAGCACTAGCAACCCTACTTTCAATTAAACTTTGTTTTTTAGGTTTTATCTCAACTACTTCTGCTATCTGTCTGCTATGTTTATTTTGATAAACTACAAAAAAGTCAGGAATATATTGATGTATTTTTCCATCTAATGGACTTCTATATGGAATAGCAAACGATTCACTAGCCCAATATAATACATTTTTGTTTGAATCACAAAATGTCATAAAGGTAAGTTCCCAACCTGATCTGTATTTGGGTTTATTTTTACCTATATATTTTTCAGGACTCTTAGGTACGAAAATCCCTTGTGCCCAGCGTGCCATATTATTGAACTATGTTTCTTGCTACAGGGTAATTGGGTTGCGGTAATACACCGAACCCGTATATTGCAGTTTTTGATTTGAATGTATTCAAATAATATGCTATAACATTATTGACTTGAAGTTTTTCTAAACCTCTTATATAATTTAAAAGGTCTAATACAGGAATCTGTGTTTGTTGTGATATTCTAAACAAATGTACTGTAAAGTTACCGGCAATTTGTTTGGTCGCACAAACAGATATAAAATATGAATGAACAACATCATATTCATTCCCATTAACTATTAGGTCAAAGGAATAGAAATCGTCAAATAGTTTTACTGTTTGGTCCAATGATGAACGTGAGTCAATTATTCTTGCCATGTATAAATCTCCATCGAATATTTATACAATAATTTTACTTGTATTGAACTTTGGGAGGGCTAGTTAATCCACTACCTGCGCTGCCTGCTGCCGCCTTAATTTGTCCTGATAATCCGAATCCAGGATAATAAGTATTTGAACGCACACCACCCGGTAATGCTTCTTGTGTTGCTGTTTGCAAAACTGTATTCACATCTGAAAGAGCAACTTGTTTTAGATTTTTATTCTTAAATGTATTATATGTAGTACCGGCAGTTTGAATAGCACGTAAATAATTTCCATCAAGAATATCAGAAACAACACCTTCACCTGCTTCAACTAGTCCACCTTGACCAATGATAGTTGCGTTTGATCCTAATCTTGCAATTGGACTTAATGTTCTATCATAATTCTCAGGTGAACCAAATCCTTTAACAATATTTCCAGGTGCTCTGCCTGATATTGCACCATATTGATATGTAACTGTTTCATAGTCAACAGTCATTGTATTAGCCATCGTACCATTACCCTGTGCATAATCATATGTATCATGTGCAAAGCGAGTGATAGTGGGATTAATTAATGTATACAATGAAAAGTTATGTTGGTTAAATCCAAACACTTGAATATTTTTAAAGAAAGGTATTTTTGAAATACCCTGTGAAGCCTGACTAGTTGTATTAGTAGGTACTGATATTTCACCGATGTAACCCCAATCATCATCACCGGTGATTGATGGATCATATATATTTCTTCTGTTATATTCTGTTGCACCGGAATTTGCTTGTCCAGGAGCATTAACTGTTTGTGCACCTGCACTTGAACGTGTTGGTTTATTTGCGTCTTTGTAATAGTATGTATAGTAGTCATACCACATATTACGAATAATATTTCCATTATCATCATGGAATTGAATATCAATTGGATCGTATTTTAATTTTGTTTGTACAATTCTTTTACGATTATACTGATTCATTATATGCGTATCAAATTGATATGAAGGTAATTTAATTGTTTTAACTGCTAGACCAAAGTTAGCACCTGATGCTATTCCGGTAGAGTAAACTGCGGGATTGATTTCAAAGTAAACGTGAAATAAGAATTTTAATTTAGGACTATACTGATAAGAATTAGTCCTAAATGTTTTTGCTGCATGAGTGTAGTCTCGTACATATGCATTACCAAAGAAGCCAGCGGCTGTATCAGCTAATAAATTTTGTACGAAACCTGACATAAGTTATAATTAACCGTTTGTCTGACCTATACCAGTAACAGTTGAACCACCTAAGATTCTGCCGATGTTTGTACCAACGCCAGAAGATAATGGTGCTTGAATTGCGTTATCAAATCTTATTGTTAATGCGATTGTAACTGGGTCATTTGTACCATAGTTCAATGTTTGATAGTTTGCAGTTTGTACGAAACATCCATATAATTCCCATGTTTCTAAAACTACAGGAGCAACTGTGCCATTACCACCATCAAGTATTTCAATGTTCGTTTGGAACTTATAATCTTGACCAGTAGCAGCCGAAGCCTGTTCTACAAAGTCCATTTGTTTCTGTAATTGCTGTCCAACTAACTTGCTGACATTACCCTGTGCGTCATCTCTGACGTTAATTGATAATGATTGCCACTTTGCTTTTCCTGCCAAGTACATAGTTGAGTTATAAACTGGAATAGTAATTTCGTCAAATTGAACTTGTGGACGTGAACAATCAATAACTTGTTTAGTTAATTCAATTGTACTTCCAATTCCGAAACTCAGAAAATTAACTCTGAAACGGAATTGTAGTTTGGGCATCAACAAGCCTTGGTTTCCACCAGCATTATCAGATGCTACGGTCATGTTGAACAATGATTGTGAGGCTGTTGCCATATTTTAATCTCCTGTATCTTTATTTATCTTTACAATAAAAGGTCCCTCTCGGGATACCTTTTATCCATTAGCCAAGGCTGCGATTTCCCCGGTGTTTAGAACTCTAACTGGTATATAGATGAATTCAGCTGCCTTAACAGGTTCAATTGCAACATCTACCCAAAGTTCATTTCTATCTATTCTAGCAGGTGTATTGTTACTCTCGTCACATACAACTAGATAATCATAGATACCGCGTTTAGCAACTAAGTCAACAAACAATGTTTGAATGACACCTGCTATTTGACCACGTGTTAGTGGATCGTTAGGTTCAAATACGAACGGACGAGCCGCAATCGTTAATTGACGACGGATGTAGTTGATTAAACGTGCAACGTTTGTTCTATCTAATGCACTAGCACTATTAAAACTATTCTTGTTACCATAATTCAACAAACCAATACCAGTAAAGAATACTAGTGGATTAATTTGATTAATATATAACACATCACGAATACCAATACGTGTCTTAATTGGTTGAAACTCACCAGTAGCACGATCCAACCATCCAATGCTCAATGCATTATCAATAGTACCACGGCGTGTACCTGCCGCTGCTAACCAAGGATAAGCAATT